CCGCTGCCACTATTGCCATTTTCTTTGCTCCAAAAAAAAGCCCGCGTTTATGCGGGCCTATTAATTAATTTAAAATATTTAAACTTAGTTTTCTTCGACTAAACAGTTGCAAGTCAATTGACATTGCGTTCCTGCATTTTGGTTTTGCATACCGTTAGCATTTGTAAAACTAACTAACGCATTCATAGTGATATTACGCGCACCAGCGGAAAGCGTTAACTGATGCACAATGTTCACGGGCAAATACGCAAACCGAGTGGAGCCATCATTACAAACCGACCCAGTTGTATAGCTAGTAAAGACAACCGCACCGTCCACTATAAGCTGTATGCGAGCGTAAACCCCCGTTGTAGAACTATGCAGCCCACTTCCGGCCGGGAATGAAGTGCCCGCCGCTATGAACCCACATAAAAGGATTTTTGCCCGCACACCTGTTGAGTTGAAATTTCCAAATATTAAATTTTGACTCACTGCCGCGCTCGGCCCAACAGTTGAAACGGTACTCGCAGGGGTATACAGCGACGATACGCTTACTGCTCCTACCTCTATCCGATCCGTCTTGATAGACCGCGCCTGAATTTTCCCGCCAGGGACTACTACGTCATCACCGTCAATTATCAAACCAAAGCTGTTTTTACCCGGAGAATAAAATACCGTTTGATCCGCGTGCACATAAAACTTAACCGATAGGCCGTCGTTAACGAAACCGATTCCCCCAACCAATTGGTTAACTTGCGTTTTTACCTCCCACCGAGCTACTGCGCTGTTAGCAGTGCTAACAGCGGCCTCCGCTGTTTGCTTGACGACAGCAAGCAATGCGCTGTTGTTCCCGGCTTCATATGCCGGCGCCACAGTTGTAGCTGAGGGCACTTCTGAAAACATAGGCCTGCATAGCCAGATGTATTCATCACCTCCGCCGTTTGCTTCGCCTCTTAAAATGACATTCGCATAACGCGCATTTGATGGCGCAACAGCAAATACTGCACGGCGCTGCCATGACGCAGCCGCTATATTATTTCCACCGCTCTGGGACCAACTGGCACTTGGAACTTCGGTAATGTAGCCGCCCGCAGCATCTTCAAAAATAATCATCAAGCGTAAAGTGCAACGATGCCCGGCAATGTTTGCACTGAAACAATACTTAGCCCCCGGCGTAATGCCGATATCAGCACTGTAAATTTGCAATATACCGGTTGACGAACCCGATCTAGTCATTCCAATTTGATTATGCCCCGTCGGCGTCCAATCGCTGCCACCCAAGTTACGCGCAAATGTATAAATAGGACCATTTTGGTTCCACGCCATCCAACCACTTGCATCAACAGAAAACTCTGAGTTGGGTATTAAATTACTACCGCCAGGCGTTTGTGCATAAAGCTGAGTTATCTGCTGCGCCTGTGAAGATTGCGTATTCCCTTGCTGCGTCACAGTCGATGACAGAGAGTTAAATGCGCTACTACTCACCTTGTCCGATAGACCGCTTTGCACTTGCGTAATCTGGTTGGCGTGACTTGTTAACGTATTCCCGTGCTGCGTCACAGTTGAAGCCAACGAATTGAGCGCACTGGATTCGGCCTTACCAGCCAAACTGGTTTGCACCTGGTTTATTTGCGTCGCCTGCTGCTGTATTGAATTCTCAGCTGAGGTGATGCGCGTTTCGTGCGCCTCAAGTGACTTTGCCGACGCGTCTGAACTAATAAGCGCCACCCTATCAAAAATTATCGTTTTTGCGGATAACGCACCCAATCCATCACCGCTGTAGTTAGCCATTAAGTAACTATTCAAATCCACGAATGCCCCGCTATATGTTGCGGGTCGCTTCATTCGAAATTTTGCGATTGTTTTTTTTCCAACGATTTCAGACGCAACAAACAAATTATTAAGGGCCATCACGACGCGGTAACTTGTGTTCGCACTGTTACGCCAGTCCACAAGCAAGCCAGCCCCGGTTAACGACCCAGAGACCAGGGTAAAGACCAGCTCAATATCCAGATAATCCGGGTTGTTAGTATTATCTACTTCGAATCTAACACCGCTGTTGTTTGTAGTATCCGTTGCGAAACTAAGAGCCGCGCCACCCGTATAGGCATACTGCCCCGTGTGCTTCGTTAAACCAGTAGAATTCCAATTAAAAAAACCGTTCGGAATAGTGCCCGGCCAATCGGCAAATGATGGATTGGGATTAATTACATGCGAATTAAGTTGCGAATCCAACGATGTTATTCTGCTGCCCTGCGCCGTTATATTTTGTTCAGTCGTCGTAACTCGACTGCTAATCGTATCTAACGCCGACTGTGACGCTTTTCCGGCGATGCTGGAGTTCATTGCTACGAGTTGCTGCGCCAATGCATCATCTGCCGATGCGCGCGCCAATTGCTCGGTAAGCAATTCGGCTGAGGACGCACCTGGTGAAGGGCGACCTATCGCGACCCAATCAACTTCGTAATAATTTGTGCCGGAACTTGTGTTGTTAAAAAATTGAATAGCAATGCTTGTGATCCCTGCGCTCGTTAGCCAAGGACCATACATATCCAGCGTCATCAATGCTGTGCCATTGGCATCGAACACAGGCTCATTTGGTTGCGTGGCGATAACATAAGAGCCTGCGCCACTTTCCACTGTGCGATACAAAACATTGCCTTGCCAGGCAGGCGATCCAAATTTACGAATCCTTGCACGAACCTGCATATATTTTTTACCATCAACTACACCAATATCCGGGCTCAAATCCCGCCACGAAATTGGCGTCACTCCTGCGTTCAAGCGAAGCCATCCGGGAAACACAACAGAGGCATTTGACCAGCCCTCTATACCCGTATCGAAATACCAAATTGCTTTATAGTCAAACTGTGTATTTGCGCCCGCCGTTAACAGCGCCATTTGACTTGCCAACTGGTTAATAGACGCTTCCCGTTCGACGCGCTCCGCTTTTATCAATCCTGTTTGCACCGCATCAAGATCATTACCGGTGTAGTCACCCCGTAATTGCTGCGCCAGCGACAGGCGAGCAGACGCTTCGTTAATAATATTCAGGGCATTCTCGCTAGCCTGCTCAACAAGACCGCCCGGCCCATCAATTTTTTCGATTGGCTCAAGTAAGCTTTGATGCAAATGCGAATCGCGTATCTCACCCTCCAAACGCGCGAATATATCCAGCGGGTCCAGGGTGTATTGCATACTCGCGTTGTAATCATCACCCCATACATCTAACGCGGCAACTCGCACGTACGTTATTTCATCGGGCATTAACAATGAAACAGTACGGGATTTTGCGCGGTTGATTACGCGGTTTGAATCGCTGGGTACAAAATTATTAACGGCAGATAGCCAAACACAAACCCCGTCAACATCACTATCTAGCGGCCAGTCAAAATTCACGAAGATCGTTCCCATCGATTGCGTGACCTGCACATTACTCAATGGACCAGGTACCGGATTGTTCACCTGCAAATCCGCGCTTGTGGTAGAGAGCTTGCCCGAATCCGATACACTCCAAACCTTGACCGTAAACGCCCTGGTCAATCCATGCGCTCGCGCGGTACCGGCATCTAACTGGCAAGAGGTACCCGTGACAAGAAACGAATGCTTTTCATCACCGCCCACCCAAAATCCCACACGATGCGTCACGTACGCGCTAGTCCAATTCACTCGCAACACCGACCCGACGAATGGCTCTGTGACTTGCAAACCGTTGGGCGCAGGCGGCACCAGGAAAGCCTCTTCTGAGGTATCTATTGATACCGTCGCCCATGCGCCTTGCAGAACATTCATACCGCTAACGCGATATAAAATTGCGCTGCCTTGCGGCGCAACGTGATCTAAAAAATTATTGTAGTGTCGATCCGATATTAATACCCAATCCGCCCCGCCATTGTGGGAAACCTCAACGATAAAATAGTCGGCGTTCTTCGCATCCCAACGCAATAAAACATTAGGCCCATCCACGGTACCCGCTAGCACCGCGCGCAAATTCGATACCACGGGAGCCAGATTCAACATCGGTGGCAATTGCGTAATAGGTGGTGTCGGCAATCCATCTGCTATTGAATAAACTTCGGGCGCATCAACGAAGCCGGAAATAGCATAAGTGTTATTGCCACCCGGTTTTATGCTGTCAATTTTTACGCGAGCAAAAAAGTTTGTACCCTCACCCAGCATGAAATGCGGCCTTTCATAACCCGCCTCAAAAATTAATGGCGAGGCATCAAAGGTCTGCATAATTTGCACTTGGTTGGTGCCGATAACAGACACGGGGTAAGGCGACGTGGGCGATCCATCAAGATTACGCAAAATAATGTACGGCGTTGCAATATCACCGACGTCTTCACTAAGCGTTAAGACATTGACGCCATCAAACGCAACCACATCCCCGCTAATTTGCTGCGCACCTTCGCGGCCCACCAGGTAATGGCTAAAACTGATCGTGTCCCAAAAGAACGGCAAATACCCTTCTATGCCGGTTTCAAACTGCACACGCCGACGGCGGTAAAAGCGCACGGCCGCCAAATACATTCCGAGTTTATAAACCTGATCTTTGTTTGTAACACCAAATATTTTTTCATCTTTAATGTTGGCCTGTGCACTGCCGGGCAGCGCGCAAATAACGGTGGATTCCCGGTAGCCCTGATCTTCATCCAAAAACGATAAGCGATACGCATCCGGCGTATCGTCCTGAATTTGCACTTCATCAATTTTGAAAGAATTTTTAACAATGTTGCTATGCGTGAACATGTAAGCCGGTGCAGCGGCTTGCCCATCCATTACCATGTAATAGACACCAGCGCGATCTACCGGCTTAGCATAACCCACAGCTGCTACGCGCTTTAATGCATCCCACACCGTCGTTTGCGTATCAAATCCGCCATGAAACTCAATGCCGCGAGCTGCATAAATTTGCGCAAGCGCGTAGAGTCCGGGCAAATCGATATAAGCATCACCACGCCCACCCCCGTAAACGGTATTGCGTGCAATATCCGCAAAGACCCACGCAGGATTAGTGGTTTGGACCGGCGAACTCCAACCGGTATCGGGGTGCCATTGCGGTATCTTGCCCACACTAACGCAATTAAACTTTCCGGCGCCGCGATTACTGAGTTGTTCGCTCGCGCGTATTTTTAACGCGACGCGTGTCGTCGTCACCAGTGGCAGCGACTCAGCGACAAAACCTTTCAGCCCAACCCAATGGATGG